CGGAAACGGTCGCAGTAAAAAAACTGAGCGTGTAGTATACATGAGCGCGGACACAGTAACACTGAGTTTCGGTGGTACACGACCGAGGATGATCGCGACAATGAACAGGCGCGACTACGAGAATATCAAGAGAGATCTGGATAGTGGTACGTATAGAGAATCGCATGAAGTGGATCAAGAAGGTGTCCGGTTGTGGGTGGGTTCGCTTACCGTGAGAGATGTTCATGGCGAACCTGCTGGAACCTCAGCTGGAACCTTTCGCGTTACGATGCGCCTGGCCGCAAAGCTGGGCCTTCCCTTTGATGTATCAGACGAGCGGTTTAAGAGGTTTGCTCTCGATATAGGTAAGTTTGTCCGAGGTGTAAGCGCATACGATATCTCGGGCGGGCTATTCTCATCACTCGACGATGGGACGTATTGGAGATACCTTGATCCACCGGATGGACCGGGTGGTCACCCGCCAGCCGACCCGCGTATGGCTAAAGTCAAACGTTTCCTTCGACGCCATTTGCGCCGCGAGCCGACGGATAAGGACGTCGACACGTTCGTTTACATGTNNNNTCGGGTCGGACGCGTTCAGTGACGAGTTCACGACGAGTCATGTCACATTATTTCGAGGTCTTCAAAACAGTGATTACAATCGAAACGGGCGACATTGGAGGCGCTCTCGTAACCCTGATAATGATGATAATTGGAACCCCCCCGTGCGACGGAGAAACCAACGTCGAATCGTGGGTCAGCGCTTCGGATCCGAAGCGAGGCATTACGGTAGGTATCGTTACGGCTACGGCTCAGGCAGCAACAGCAACAGCAACAGC